CAATAAGCATATCAATAGTGTCTGCAGCTGCAAAGTAATGGCTTTGGTTATCGCCATCTAACCCTGCACCGTTTGATGAAGTGGTTCCTGCTGAGTTAGCATCACCTCCATCAACAAACAAATCAACATCACCACCAGTTAAACCGATGTCAAATGTTGATGCTGCACCTTCTGCAGTTGTAGTAGTTGCACCTACCGCCAACACTAAAGTGTTAGCTGGTATATTAAGTACTCCGAGAGAGTCCCCAGCCGCTAGTGCCGTAGCACCTGCTGTAGCTCTATCCGCAGTTATTGTAGCGAAATTTAAATTCACTTCAACATAGCCGACTCTATTAATGCCTTTGGCAGGATGTGCCGCAGACCCTAAATCAAAGCCGTGTGTATCTGTATATGCAGCCATGTAAGTCTCCTAAATTACACGGTAACAATACCAACAGCTAAAGCTTCTGGTTTTACAACTTTGTATCCATAAACTTGTAGCCCTCTGATAATGTTTCCGAAGGTAGATTCTGAACGGATTGTTTCCATATTTGTCAACTGTGACGCAAATGTAAACCCCATTTTGTGACCAGCAATGATGCTGAACTCACTTCCGTTCTTGTATAGGTTGTGACTTACATAAACTGTAAATCTGTCTATCATACCAAGACGACCATTTCTCAATGGAGATGAACCATCCCCAGTGATAGATGCGTCTTTTAAGTCAGACATTTTGATGTGGCCAGCATATTTCGCAGGAATGATTAGAAATCTATCACTCTCTGGGCAGTTAGCCTCATCAAGTACAGTACCCATATTAACTATTTGATCAATAGCATTAGTTTTAGTAATAGCCACAGGTGAACTGGTAACCCCAATATTGAGGTCAGCAGATATTCTACCAGCAGTAGCTCCTTTATTAGCAGCTGCTATATCAGTTAACATATCAGTTAAAACACGAGTATCAATTTTAATCTTCATACGCTCTGAAGCGTCTTTAGACCATGTATCCATCATGTTTATATCTGATTGTACTTGGTCAACATCGTCTTCAACAGCGGCAAAATATTCACCTTTGTCGATTAGAAGTTGTAGTTTAGCCTTATCAGGGTTTTCCACACTTAGTGTTTGACCCTTAACATAGGTTTGAATAGTGAGTTCAGGGGTGGTACGAATATTAACCGTATCTCCCATTTGACGAATCTCACCTTCATAGTCAGTATTTGAAATTGCTGCGAGCACTGATGCATCGTAGAAATTCTCAATCAACTTACCAGACCAAATCTCAGGTATAAAATTACCTGTATAAGTAGGATGCCCTGGTGATGTTGCAAAAGCCATAATAGCCTCCTTTTGTTAATTAACTATTTATGCGACCTTCTCGCTGTGCAGCGAAAATGTCACGTTCAATTTTCCCACGCTCATCCTCTCGGCCTTTAAACTTACCAAACCTAACATCTTCAAAAAACTTTTTGATGTCTTTAGTTGTGTATGTTTTGCCTTCACCACTTACAGGTTGTCCAGCACGACCTCGTCCTGGTGCAACTTGTTTCGCTAGTTCTGAGTTTTCACTATGGGGCTCACGAGCACTATTAACTTTACCAGTAGCCTGTTCATAAGAAGAAAAAAACTTAGCCACCCTTTGTGCATCTAGTTTATGCTGGGCATCTTCTAGATACGTTTGTCGGCTTAAACCTGTTAGAGGATCTATTTCAAGAAGCCAAGATTGAAACTCTTGACTCTTATTAATATCATTCCAATTAGGTATCTCTATACTGAGAGTATTCCAAAACTCTTTCTCTGCAGATGTTTTTTGTTGCATTCGTACTTGTTCTACCTGTGGTACAACTTTAGATTGCAATTGTTTGAGTTGTTGCTCCATCTTAGAAATACGGGCCATATCCCCTGCTACTTCTTCCTTTGCTGCTCTACGCATAACATCAATAGAATCGCCATATTCCTTCACATCATCTTCAGTAATTAAACTTTTAACTGGTTCTGGATCTTCTGGCACTTCTTCTTTTTTGTCAAGGTTGCTCAACAAAGATTCGAGAGAAGATACTCGGCTGTTTAAGTCTCTGTTCACTGCGTTTAAGCGTGGAACATCGCTATTATACATGCCTTGTAACGTCTTGTATTTTTGCTCCCATTCGTCTTTATTCTGTTTACTATCTGATTTACTGTGCTCATCAGTTTCAGATATAGGTGCTTGTTCTTTTACACTGTCGGGAGACGCAATTGTATCTTCCTCAACGGGTACTTCAGGAGAAGCTTTAGCTAATTTTTCTTCTGGTGCATCTAATCCTACACTATTAGCGTCTGGTTGTTCTTCCATTTTCTTCTCTGGTTCTGCGTTGAGTTCTTTATACAATGCTTGTACATCCTCAGATTGTTTTTGAACTTGCTTTGGTAATGTCATAATGTTTCGCTCCTATTGGTGTGCGTTAATTAACAGCTGTCTCATGACTTTGCTGCGTAGTTTGGGGATTCTTTAATGAGTTTTACTAACTCTCCTAAAATCTGGCATCGTCCCTGTGCGAGTGCCACATTCTGTGTAACATTTGGTAGCTGCTCTAACTCATGCTTACGCCATGCTTCTAACCATTTTACAATGTCAGTGTGTTGGCGTTCAACAGTCGCTAGAGATTTAACAACTTTAAGATCTGGTCTTATCATGACTCATCTCCAATGCTACGGTTATTAACTATATTTCCATCCATTCCACCTTTTGGGCTGCCATCAGGTTGAGTTGGTGTTCCACTTTTAACAAGAGGTTGCTTGGCTTGTTTAGCCTCAAGCTCCTGTTTCATGGACATCTCATTTATATGACGGCCTTTTTCCCTAGACGGAACAATTTCATCTACAGGCATTTGCAAACTTTTAGCCACTTCACGAAGTATCGCTGCACGGCCTTCTTTACCAATAATACTCATATCGAGTTCATTGGCAGTTGCGTTAAGAAATTCTATTCTTCTAACATTAACAGTCTCTTTAACTGCAAGATTAACTGAACCTTTAGGTATGATTTCTACATCACCCTTAATAGATTCATCTTCATCATATCTCATATTATACACAAATTGTCTATGGACAATAGGTTTCATAATATCAGAATCTATATGCATTACTACTTGGCGTATGCCTTTACCCGCAGATCCCATCAACATTGAAAGCCCAGACGCTGTACGTCCAGCCCCTTTAACATCTAAATCTCCTTGGAGATAAGACGGAATGCCTGAATGGTCATCTGCTAGTTTAGCAAATTTATCATACACACCCATTAATGTGTTTGCATTATCATTAGGTTGTGTAAATCTAACAGCAGGAGAACTAGACCCTAGTGGGTCATTGGTTACTTGCCATATTTTCCATGGGTGCATTTGTGTTATATCTTCATTAGGTGGAATCCTTTCAAGATTGACTTCAACCTGTGGTCCACTTGATATACCCATGTTATTTACTAAAGCACGAGCTGCTGCATTACATACATTTTGTAAATCTTCTATAATTTCTGGTATCCCTTTACCCCAGAATGCTCCTGGGTGTTTGATAAATGAAGTTTTAGCATAAGGTTTTTCACCTAATGGGTCATAGTTAAGTACAGCTTTGATAACATAGTTACCCACAATCCAAACGTTTGCATCATATTCACGAGCTTCATCTATGTCTTCATCACCTTCGTCTCCTTTTAAACCCCATTCTTTAAGCATTCCGCCACTTACTTTACCCCAAAATTCTAATGCATCAAAGATTTCAGTGGGTCTACTAAAGGTATGAAACTTCCTTTCTTCTTCGTCTTTAGCTAATTCTATATCTTCATTAATCCAAGATTGGCCATTGCCAATTTCTAAAACTCTTCTTATTGCTTCATCATCATATCCAGGAACACCTATTAAATCAGATAAATCCATACGGCTAAGTGGGTGATGTTCAAATAAGTAACCATCATTTATATTAGTAATCCCAGGCTCAGGGTAAATTCTAAACGGATCAACTCTTTCAAACTCTGGTGCTATTACTTCATCGGCTTCAACAACTGTTCTACCTTCTTCATTTTGAGTATAAGATAATTTTCTTTGTCTGCGAACTACAGGTCCTTTTATAAAAGCACATGGATAAGTAACTAAATCAGTAATGAAATCATTAAATGATTCCGACCAACCACCCTGTGCAAACTGATCAGATATCTTAGCTTTCATTCTCTTAGCTCTATCATCAGCAGCTCGTATTAATTTAAATCTGTAATTTTGGGATACCATTTCCTTTAACTGCTCCATCTTATCTGGAGTTGGTGCCTGTCCTTCTGTTTCAACAAGCTTAACTACTTCTGCTGCAAAAGCAGTTTGTATTTCTTCTGCATGCTGGGGTGATAATTCTGGGATGGGTGTAGATTGTATATCCCATGGTGGTGTCCCTGTTTCTAATAATATATCTCTAAGCCAACTTTCAGCTGCTCTACACTTGACTTCAGTAATCATCATGTATATATCAGAGCCACCTTGGTTTTTAATCTGGTTAAGCTTATCGGCTTCGTACTCTCCGTTTCTTTGGCGCAGGCCTCTAAGCATTATATTCTCTATAGGTTTCTTAGCTTGTCTAGCTGCATCCCAGCATTCACGCATGTAAGCTGCTAGTCCTAAGATAACATCTTCAGACTGCCTTTCTTCCATAGCCTTTCTAGCTTCTTCTTTCTCTTTTTCCACAAGGGTTTTATTATCTATTACTTGTAGTACCATTATTTCTTTCTGCCTTTCTTTATAGTTTTAATAGTATTAGGTTTGCTACCAAACTTAAAATTCTTTTGGCAAGTAACTTGAGTTTGGCCTTTACCTAATTTTTTCATAGCTTTACTCCTCTATCATCTTATTCCAAGTATACACATAAGTTAAGGCTTGTCCAAACAAAAAGTACCCCCTCGCGAATGAACGAGAGAACGAGGGGGCCTTGTATAGTAATATTACTATGAGAAAAATTACTACTAAGTCACACAAATGAATAAAGTGACTTTCCTTAAAACTATCATGTCCAACCACCTGACGCAACAGATTTAATATCCCGCCTACTAAGTATATTAGCATCGGCTGCTGTATTAATATGTAGCATTAAATACTGTAAAGCTTCTGCTACGTGTGAATGTTTATTCTTTTCTATATTTCCGTTCTTCTTATGAAACCTATACCCACCCATCATAGCTGCTTTAAGTTGTGTACATGTAGAGTTAACTAAAAATGCTGAGTCTCCATCAACTTGACGCATAAGGAAATCATCAACCGACGAAAGCCTAGCTGATATATTATTAGTTCTAGCAGGCATTACCTTTAATCCTTCGGCTTTTATAATATCTACAGCCGAACGCTCATCTGTCTGAGCTCTCTGTATACCCGCAGGATCTGTA